AATCAAATTAAATTAAATTAAATGATAGTAAAAAATCTGAACTTTGGCGATGACGCCAGAGATCAGGTATTTAAAGGAATAGAAAAACTCACAAATGCTGTTAGCTCCACATTAGGAGCTAGCGGTAAATGTGTAATATTAGAAGATGCTAGTGGTAACCCTATTATTACAAAAGATGGAGTAACTGTAGCAGATTCAATTATTCTTTTAAATCCTGTAGAAAACATGGGTGCAACGCTAATTAAAGAAGCTGCACGTAAAACAGTAAGAGAAGCTGGTGACGGAACTACTACCGCAACTATATTAGCACACGCTATATTAAATGAAGCATATAAGCATATAGATAAAACAAATAGTAGAGAAATAAAAGATGGTATTTTATGTGCTACAAATAAAGTTATAAAATATCTAAATAAAGTATCAGTACCAGTTGAAGATAAAATTAAACAAATTGCTACTATATCTACAAATAATGATAGTGAGCTTGGTGAGTTAATTGCTGAGGCATTTATAGCAGTAGGTAAAACAGGTGTAGTAATTATGGAACCTTCACAACACGGTGAAACTAGAGTTGAAGTTGTAGAAGGTGTTGAATATGATAAAGGATTATTAAACCCTAACTTTGTAACAAACAAAGAAAGTAATACTGCTGAGTTAGAAAATCCTTTAGTATTAATAGTTGATTCTAAAGTTGAATCAATTAGACAAATACAAAATGTATTAGAATACGTTATTAAAAATAAAAAAGCTTTATTTATTATTGGCGAAGTAGAACCACCAGTTTTATCAGCATTAGTAATGAATAAAATGAAAGGTAACATTAAAGTTAATATTGTTGATCCACCAGCTTTTGGTTTAAGACGTAAAGAAATACTAGAAGATATTGCATTACTTACAAATTCGCAAATAATAAACGAAGATTTAGGTGATGATTTAAATACAATTGAAGTTGATTATTTAGGCACATGTTTAAAAACAACTACTAACAATGATCAAACTATAATACAAGTTGAAAGTATTAGTGAAGAAGTTGAAAACATAATTTCTGATATCAAAAACAAATTATCTAAAAAACTCAAAGCTCACGAAGTAGTGGGTTATGAACATAGATTAGCTCGTTTATCTGCTAAAGTTGCAGTTGTAAAAGTAGGTGCAAATTCAGATATTGAACTAAAAGAAAAACAAGATAGAGTTGAAGATGCTATATGTGCTACTAAAGCCGCTATAAAAGAAGGTATTGTTCCAGGTGGTGGAATAGCTTTATTAAATGCTTCACAAAATATTAAACATGATAATATTGGTGAAGAAATTTTATTAAAAGCAATATCATATCCTTTTAATACAATACTTAATAATGCTGGAATAAAAAATGATATACCAATAGTCAGAGAAGGCCATGGTATTGATGTAGTTACAGGAAATATGGTACAAATGGTAAAAGAAGGTATTATTGATCCATTGTTAGTTACTAAAAGTGCACTAACAAATGCGGCTTCTGTAGCAACTACAATATTATCAACTGATTGTGTAATTAATAATATACGTGTCGATGAAAGCAGTAGGAAATAATTTAATTATACAAAAAGTTGAAGAAAATATAACTAAGTCTGAAGGAGGTTTATTATTAAATAAAAACGATAGAGCAGATATTAGATATATTGAAGCAAAAATAATCTCCGTAGGAGATACTATAAAAGGTTTAGATAAAGGCAATACTATATTTTATGATAGACATGCTGGACATTCTATTGAAATAAATAACAATACTTATCAAGTTATTAAGGCGCAAGACGTCGTCGTTGTTTTATGAGAAGGCTATCGGCAGGAGATTTAAAAGATCTTAATCTGCTTAAACACTATCGCATTATCCGTAAGTGGGCTTGTAAAAACAACGGCTTAACTGATGCTGATTTAGAATTACTTATTTATTTAGACTGTATAGATATGTTTACTATCAATGATTTTAAAATGGGTACATATTCATATAGTTGGGACAATAGAAGGTGGAATAAACTAATACAAAATGATTGGGTTGTAGTATGGAGATATAGAAACAGAACCACTCAAAAATATAATATATATAAAGTTTCTTTTAAAGGTAAACAATTAATACAAAGAATTTACCGTATAATGTTAGGTGAAGATGATATACCTACAAGTGAACGTAGAAACTCTATTATGAAAGGTAAAAGTTATATGGATAAAGTATTACAAACATCCATATATAATGTAAACAAAGATAAAAATAGATAATATGGGAGCATCAGCAGCAGCAAGCGCAGCATTCGGTGGAGGTGGTGGAGGCGCAACACAATCTCAAAACTTAGCACAACATATGGCACGTATGGAAGCAATGCGTAGGCGAGGTGGTTTGTCTATGGGCTCAATCATATCTGACATGATAGCAGCAGCTCAAAGACCACAAATTGGAACTGCATCTAGTATTAATAATCAAGATCCAAACAATTTAAGTTCTACAGGATTTGGAGGTGTAGTTACACAAAATAACAACATGATGAATCCTGGTGAAGCACAATTAGCTACAGGTGCTCCAGAAGAAGATTATGGTCAAGGATATAGAACTAACTGGAAAGGAGGTTTTGCAGGTCCAACAGGAGGAGGTGTGCTAACAGCTGGTATGGCAGTAGGTGATGCACCAATTGCAACAGCTGGAAACTTTAATCCACAAACAGAATTTGCAGCTGCTCGAATGTTTGGAAATGGAACTCAATTTGCAAAACCAAAAAAATTAATAAATTTATAAATAAATAATTATGAATCATAAACATTACAAAGTAGACCCAGGCCACACTAAAGATATGGGTGGTAAAAGAGGTGGAATAGTTGGAGAAACTCATATATGGGACGGACCATTAAGCCAAGTTGGTAGATTGCATGGTGAAGGTTGGAGCGCTGGTATATATGGTATGAAATTAAAAACTGATGCTGTTCCTTATTCACCAGGTCCAATAACATTAAAAGCACAAAAATAAAATGGCACTATTTAACAAAGCAATTCCGGTTTTATTAAGCGATACTATAAATATACCTCAACCAGGTGAATATATATCTGCTGCAAGTAGCACAGGTGGTGCAACAATTACCACAGCGGGTGCTGAATTTAAAGGTCAATATAATCCAGCTAGAACAGGTTATAGTAATAGAGTTGCTGTAGGCGATGTAGTATATGTAGATAGTAACGCTACAGGTCGTCCAGAATTTATTACTCAAGTAACAAATGTTGATAGTGATACGGTTTTAACAGTAGATCCACCAGTTGGAGGGATTGCTGCACCTTATAATTACAAAATATATAGAAGTAATGGAGGATTAAACAATGTAACTTCAGGTAATCCAGGTTATACATTAATTGGACCATTTGCTACTAACACAGTATTAAACGTAATACCAGCTGGTCAGGATAGTCCAGTTTTTATTAAACCAAATGATACATCAGATTTAGGTATGGAACAAGTATTGGTACAAAGAGTACTTGCTACAAACTCAGTTGATGTAACAGAATATGGTTTGGTAGCGTTAGAAAAGTCAGACGATTATTAAATAAATAAACAAAAATAAAAATTAGAAATTATGGGATACAAACAAAACAATCCGTTACCAATGATGAAATCAGCTATGAAAATGATGAAGGCTGAGAAAAAAGCAGGTATGCACAGAGATTCAGCTATGTACATGAACTCACCAATGTACAAAGAATCAAGAGAATTAAAAGATATGCCAATAGTAGATATTGAAAAAGGCGATGCTAAAGGTTCTCCAGCTAAAATGAATCATTCAGAAGGTACACCAGCTAATCATTATTTTGATCCAATGCACAAACAGCATAAAGATGATCACAAGCCAAAGAAAAAAGGTTCTCCAGCAAAAGCTGCTAAACCAGATTATATTGATATTGATAAAGATGGTGACACATCTGAAAGTATGAAAGAAGCTGCTAAAGACAAAAAGAAAGGTTCTCCAGCTAAAAAATACGATAGAGTTGTATTAGGTGGAAACAAAGGTGACAAGTCTAAAACTAAGCCAGGTAAGAAAGATTATGAAGGAAAAGGATCACCAGCTAAAAAAGAAGGTATGTCTAAAAAAGAAGCAAAAGACTTAGGTAGAGTAATTAGAACAGCTGAAGGTAAAGCGACTAAAAAAGACGAAAGAAAAAACAAAAGAGATACTAAAAAGACTATGCGTCATGTAAAAAAACATGGTAGTGGTCTAAAAATGGATTAATTATGGGAAGAGGATATAGTGGTAATCACCCTCGTTTTTCACACAAACAAGACGAGAGATACGATGCTAAAGAAGCATATAATAAAGATCTTACTGCATCAGCTCGTTTGCATTATTTAGAAAATGATAGACACGATCATGAATCACCAGCTCATTCTCACTGTTCACCAATGCATATGCATACTGATCGTCATATAAGAAGACAAGCTGAAAGAATAGCTAGAAAAAATGAAGGAGATGTTCAAGACATTTATTATGAATTAAAATCTAGAGCAGCTGAAGATGAAAGATCAGGTAGAAAAAGAAGTAATGATGAAAGATCAGGTGAAGAAAGAAGAAAAGATATAGATGAAATGATCTATGAAAGACCTGATTCACCAATGAATGCATGTGCTAAATCAGAAGGTGGAAGCGGATGTATTAAACAAATGGGTGGAGCATGGAGAGTAATTAGTAATAAAACTGATAAACCTTGGCCAGCTAAATATGCTAGTAAATCAAAAGCAGAAGCTGCATTAAGAGGTTATCACGCGGGATAATATGGATACTTTAGGTAAATTTAAAACTAATTTTCTAAAAGACAGAAGTTCTTTTAAGATAGGTTTTAATAATAGATCACCATTAAGTCAATATAAAAGTACTATGCCGACTGAGTTTGCAGTATCAAAATTATCTCCTACTATAACAAAAGATGGTGAATCAATTTTAGTTCCAGATGATGGTAGGCTTGAAGCTGGAAAAATGATTGGTGAAGCGATAAGTGAAGCAGGTCAAACAATAGGTAAAGCTATTGAAAAGAAACAGTTTAATACAATTGTCGATAACTTAGCTGATCATAGTGAAAAATGGTTGAAAGAAAATCCTGATAAAACTCAAGAAGATTATAATGAAAAGTTCAGTGATCATATTGCAGCCTTTAAAAATAGGTATGAAGAATATGAAGATAAATATGGAAGAAAAGGATATAGAAAAAAACAAAAATAACAGTCATGGATCTGTATAAAACCAAAGAAACTTAGAAATATATAATAACATTAAAAACAAAAAACATGGCAAAATTTATTAACTTTAACATTGTTGGTGGATATGATCAAGTTGCTGCAAGTGCAGAACCATCATTAGATGGTGATAACTTAGTAGCTGTTGATAGTATTTTAAGTGTAAAAGCAGTAGCTGCTGCTGGTGGTGAGTATCAAGTTATTTTACAATTAACAGGTGGTTTAACAGCTACTGTTACTTGTTCTACAGATGCTGAAGCTACTGATCCAGCTCTATCTATACCAACAGCAAGTAACTATTTAGCTTTTATGAAAAAAGCTGTTAATAGAGCAATTACTGCTAACCCAGGTGGTGTAAAAGCAAGTGTTATTTTACCAATAGACAGTGATGATCCTAATGCAAAATATGATGAAACACTTAGAGTATATTGGAAAGATATATTAATAGCTTAATATGAAACCTAGAGGTTTAGGCGATAGTATAGCTAACTTCACACAAAAAACAGGAATTAAGGCTGCTGCGCAGAGAATCGCGAGTAGCCTTAATAAACCCTGTGGATGTCAGCAAAGACAAGACTATTTAAATAAAAAATTTCCTTATAAACAATGAAAATAAGATTAAGTAGTGGGTTTAAAATAAACCCTCCATTTCAACAGGACACTACACCTATCTATGCTACTGATCTTGAAGAAGGAGTTTTAGGTAAAGCAAATAATAATGGTACTATACTGATATCAGATAAAATAACAGATCCAGAAGAAAGGCGAAGTGTTATAGAACATGAAAAAGTACATTTAGATCAAATGAAGCGAGGTGATCTAGATTATGATGATGACTTTGTTTATTGGAAAGGTAAAAAATATTCACGCGACGATATGAAAGAAGGTGCTCAAGATTTACCCTGGGAGGCTGAAGCATACGCGAAAACAGATCCATTTGAAAAATATTAATTATGGGATACAAACAACACAATAATCCATTTAGCAGAAAAATTTCTAGTCCATTAAAACACAATGTAACTAATGCAGCTGGTGAACCATGGAGACATGGTCATAGAAGCAGTGGTAAAGTTTTTTCACTTGAAGCTAAAAATATAGTTGGTAGTTCAAAATTTGGTGAAAGACCTAATAGAGCAGTTAGAAGTAAAGAAACAGGAACAAAAAGATTATCTGAAGAAAGAGGTGGAGGAAGAGCTACTGAAAAAAATTATGCTTTAGATTATGCTAGACAAATAGCTGATATGTATAATAGAGGTGAACTAGTTGGAGGTCAATTTATAGCCGATGATTTTTATAAAAGAAAAGCTAAAACTACTCTTAAAAAAGGTAAATTAAAAATAAAACCTAGATTTAAACGTATTGGAGATGCTGAAAGATACAACGTGCAATATGCTGATATGCAAGAAGGATTTGATCCAGAAGTTGGTTTTCAAGCTGCTGAAACACAATACACCCCAGAGCAAATATATGATATGATGGTTCAAGGTGGCGGAATGGTTAGTATTGTAGATGGTAAAATTGTAGCAGGTAATCCTAATGAAGTAAAATATGAGTTATCTGATGACGATTATAATAGAGCTGCTCTTGCTGGAACTAAGAGATATAATACTAAAATTTTTGATTCTGGTTATGTTCCTGAAGGTTATATGATTGACGAAAGATCAAACGCGAGTAATAGTCCTTTAAATCAAACAGAGGATCCTGGAGGAGAAAACGATGAAAGAAGTAATCAAACTTTTAATTTAAAAGAAGGTTATAATTATGATGAACCAGTAGTAACAGTAACAGAAGGTGAATGGATAGATGATCCTAATAATCCTGGTCAACAAATGAGAGTTATAACAACAGATGAAACTATCACAGGAAGAAAAGAAAATTTAAATCCAGTTGGTCCAAAGGGTCCTCAATCTGAAAACTGGACTAAATTAAAAGAAGATATATGTTCTGGTGAATATTTTAGAAGAACTGGAAAAACAGGAGATACTAGTATTTGCGATGATGTGCAAAATATAAGTAACACTGTAACTGAATATAGAACTATAGAAGTTGAACCACCAGTTGAACCACCAGTTGAACCGCCAGTTGAACCGCCAGTTGAAGAACCAGTTGTAGTTGTAGATAGATTTAACACAGATTCAGGTTCTTTACAAGGTAAAGGATTGGAATTACAATTGCCTCAAATGAGCATGCCTGATTTACAAGCTTTATTTAGACAAAAAACTGGCAAAAGCTGTAGTGGGTGTCGAAGAGCTAGAATGATAGATGTAATATTGGGTAGAAGAAGCGGTTAATATGTCTAAAAAACAATTTAAAGATACAACAGTCGGACAATTATTGTTTGGCGCAGCATCTGTAATAAATCCTACATTAGGAAATATATTACAAGGTGTAACATCTCCTAAAGAAGCAATAGCTGAAATAACTAAATCAGATGTTTCTTTAGAGGATAAAATTAAATTACAACAATTAATATACGAACAACAGAATAAAGAAATAGAAGCTATAACATCAAGATGGCAAGCTGATTCTATGTCAGATTCATGGTTAAGTAAAAATGTACGACCACTTGTTTTAGTATGGTGTATTGTTGTATTTTCTTTTGCAGGTATACTTGATAGTGTAGACGCTATTGCATTTACTATACATGACACTTGGAATGATACTTTTGAGAAGGTTATGATGTCAGTAATCTTAGCCTATTTTGGCGGACGTACGACAGAAAAAGCAACAAGTATATTTAAAAGTAAAAATTTATAATAACAAGTAATTATACACTTAGAAATTAAATTAAATTAAATATTATGAAAAAATTATTATTAAGTATAACTATGCTATTTAGCATTGCTATGCACAGTCATGATTTAAGCGATAAATTAAGAGGCGCTTGGTCAAGTGAAAACACAAGTTATTATGTTGTAATATTACACAACGAAGATAATGGTTATGAATTAGTTAATTTTTCTTTTGCAGAAAATCAAACATTAAAAGAAACTGTAATAGAAGAAGGTAAAGATTATATTAAAACTAAAGTATATAATCCAACTAATGATTTTGAAACTTTTATTACTTATACTTTTGTAGATGGTGAATTACATTGTACATTTGAAGGAAAATCAAATCATGTTACTGTTTATAAAAGATATTGGTTAATGACAAATTAAATTAAATAAAATGGCAGAAAATAAAATAACTAAAGAAGAATTAGAAAAAGTTGTAGATTTTCAAAATAAACTTTATAAAATCACAACTGATATTGGAGTTCTTGAAACTCAAAAGCATGCAGCTTTACATGAATTGGCTGGTGTTAATCAAGAACAAGAAGAATATAAAAAAGTATTAGAAGAGAAGTACGGATCAATAAATATAAATTTAGAGGACGGTACTTATACTGAAATAAAGAAAGATGAATAATGTAATAAGAAAGATCAGTATAGGTTCTGACTATAAAAATGATGCTATGCATTATTCTATAGGTCAACAAGTTTATGGTGGTCACGAAATATCTCACATCTTATTTGATGAAAAAGATAATTCATATAATATTTACATAAAGAAAAACAATGAAGTATTACCATGGAAAAAATTTAATTCTAACATGGCTATATCAATTGAATATGATTTAGAATATTAATGAATAGTTTATATGATTTTATAGTAAAGCCTATCGGAGAAGGTAGATATAACAATAGTAAAAAAATAGGTGAAAAAGAATTAATTTTAAATACTAAAATTGAATCTTGGAAATTTGTTAATAGATTTGCTGAAGTTATATCTACACCGTTGGCTATTACTACTAATATAAAAAAAGGCGATACTATAGTTGTACATCAAAACGTATTTAGAAGATTCTATAATATGCAAGGTAAACAAGCTAATAGTCGTTCTTATTTTAAAAAAGATTTATACTTTGTTTCACCAGATCAAATATATTTATACAAAAATACAGGTGAATGGCAAAGTTTTGGTGATAGATGCTTTGTAAAACCAATAAAAAATTCTGACAATTTAAGGAATAGAAAAGAACAGCCTTATGTTGGAATAATAAAAATAAGTAATAACACGCTAGAGGCATCTAATATTAACCCAGGTGACATGATTGGGTTTAAACCTGGCGCTGAATGGGAGTTTTTCATTGATAACGAGCGTCTTTATTGTATGAAATCAAATGATATTGTAATTAATTATGGACACAAAGAAAATAAAGAAGAATATAATCCAAGCTGGGCGCATAGCAGTTGATGAATTAATTAAAGTTGCTAAAGAGCCGATTATTGATTTTGGTCCTGATATATCTGCTGATAGATTAAAAAATGCAGCAGCAACAAAAAAACTAGCAATATTTGATGCGTTTGAAATATTATCTAAAATAAATGAAGAAGAAAATATTATTGAAGGTAAAGTAGAACAAGAAACTAAAAAGCCGAAAGAATTTAAAGGCTTTGCAGAAGGGAGGTCAAAATAATGTATCAACAAAGTTTATATAAAGTATTAGATGATCATATAAAACCTAAAATTGTTAATAAAAACAATAAATATAAAAAATGGGAATATGGTTATAACGTAGAGCATGATGTTGTAATCATAAGCAAAACAGGTCAAATAGGTGAAATTTTAGAAATACAAAATTTAAAAATAGCGTTACCAAAAGCTAAAGATGTCTATAAGTTTGAATCAGATAGATTTGAATATAAACCTTTACCCAAAGAATTAAAAAGAATTAAAACGATATTTGATTGGGAAGAATATCCGTTGGACTTTAAAGAAACATGGTATGATTACATCGATAAAGAATTTGCTCGTAGAGAAGAAGGTTTTTGGTTTTATAACAAAGGCAATCCTACTTACATTACTGGCACTCATTATATGTACCTGCAGTGGTCCAAAATTGATGTTGGGAAACCAGACTTTAGGGAGTCAAATAGATTATTCTTCATTTTCTGGGAAGCTTGTAAGGCAGATTCACGATCCTATGGAATGTGTTACCTTAAGAACAGGCGTTCCGGGTTTTCTTTCATGGCATCAGGAGAGGTGGTTAACTTGGCAACCATATCGTCCGACAGTAGGTATGGTATATTATCAAAGTCCGGTCCTGACGCTAAGACCATGTTCACAGATAAGGTGGTTCCAATATCGGCCAATTATCCTTTCTTTTTCAAGCCAATACAGGACGGAATGGATCGTCCCAAAACCGAGCTCGCATATCGTGTCCCGGCGAGCAAGCTCACAAGGCGTAAACTCACAGCAAACGAGACGCAGCCAGACTTACAGGGTCTCGACACCACAATCGATTGGAAGAACACGGGTGACAACTCCTACGATGGGGAGAAACTCAAACTCCTCGTTCACGACGAATCCGGTAAGTGGGAAAAGCCGAACAACATCCTCAACAACTGGAGGGTTACGAAAACCACGTTAAGGTTAGGTAGTAGAATTATTGGAAAATGTATGATGGGTTCAACCTGTAATGCATTAGATAAAGGAGGTGATAATTTTAAAAAATTATATTATGACTCAGATGTCACAAAAAGAAATGCGAATGGACAGACTCGTTCGGGACTCTATTCTTTGTTCATACCTATGGAATGGAACTACGAAGGATACATTGATTCTTATGGAATACCTGTTTTCGACACTCCGACCGACCTTATTAAAGGACCACAAGGAGTTCCTATAACTTTAGGAGTTATAAATTATTGGCAAAATGAAGTTGATGGATTAAAAGATGATCAAGACGCTTTAAATGAATTTTACAGACAGTTTCCTAGAACTGAAGAACATGCATTTAGAGATGAAGCAAAATCATCATTATTTAATCTTACAAAAATATATGAGCAAATTGATTGGAATGCAGATTCAAAGTATTCCTCAATGATTACTCAAGGTAATTTCCAGTGGTTGGGTGGAATAAAAGATACATCAGTAATATTTGTGCCACAAAATAATGGTAGATTTTTTGTATCATGGACACCACCACAAAGATTACAAAACAATATAATACATAAATTAGGTAAAAAATATCCTGGCAATGAACATCTTGGAGCATTTGGATGTGATAGTTATGATATATCAGGTACGGTAGATAAACGTGGATCAAAAGGATCATTACACGGGTTAACTAAGTTTAGCATGGAAGATGTACCGCCTAATCATTTCTTTTTAGAATATATAGCTAGACCACAAACAGCTGAAATATTTTTTGAAGATGTATTAATGGCTTGTGTATTTTATGGTATGCCAATACTTGCAGAAAATAATAAACCAAGACTTTTATATCATTTTAAACGTAGAGGATATAGAGGTTATGCAATGAATAGACCAGATAAAATATATAACAAATTATCAGTAACAGAAAGAGAGATTGGTGGAATACCTAACTCTAGCGAAGATATTAAACAAGCACACGCTGCAGCAATTGAAAGTTATATAGAAACATATGTAGGATTAAGAAATGATAATACATATGGAGATGTTTATTTTCAAAGAACATTAGAAGATTGGGCAAAATTTGATATAAATAATAGAACAACTCATGATGCTTCTATTAGTTCAGGACTAGCGATCATGGCTTGTAATAAAAATAAATATAGACCTGTTCCTAAAATTGTAAGACAAAGTTATGATTTAGGAATAAAAAAATTTGATAATAGTGGGTTGTTATCTAAAATTATAGATTAAATGAAAAGTGTATACACAAATGGTAATAGTATTTTTCCTAGCCAAGTAGTTAGTGACGCAGAAAAAGCCAGTTGGGAATATGGTGAGAGAGTAGCTCAAGCTATAGAACAAGAATGGTTTAGTCAGGGTAGAACAAATGG